CCAGCAATGGCAGAGGCGAGTGCACCAGCAAGTGGTGGTCAGGGAACTGACGCCGCTGATATCCTGAAAATGATTAGAAGTCGTAAGGCAGACTAATTGTTAACTAAAACGAGGGAGGCTTCGGTCTCCCTCATAATATCGAACGGAGAAGAATATGCCAAGAGCATTTGATGTAAGTAAATTTAGAAAAAGTATTACAAAAGCGGTACCAGGCGTAAGTGCTGGTTTTCGTGATCCTGATACTTGGATTTCAACAGGTAACTACTGTCTAAACAAGTTAATCAGTGGAGACTTTCATAAAGGTATTCCATTAGGTAAAGTAACAGTATTTGCAGGCGAAAGTGGTGCAGGTAAATCATACATTGCCGCAGGTAATATTGTTAAAAATGCACAAGACCAAGGTATCTTTGTTGTTCTTATTGATAGTGAAAATGCACTAGATGAGAAATGGCTACATGCATTGCAAGTAGATACAAGCGAAGATAAGCTATTAAAACTAAACGTAGCAATGATTGACGATGTTGCTAAAATCATTAATGACTTTATGAAAGATTATAAGGCAGAATATGCCGATAAAGACGAAGAAGAACGTCCTAAAGTTTTATTTGTCATTGATAGTTTAGGAATGATGTTAACACCAACAGATGTTGACCAGTTTCAAAAAGGTGATATGAAAGGTGATATGGGACGTAAACCTAAAGCACTTGCATCACTAGTACGTAACTCAGTTAATATGTTTGGTGATTATAATGTTGGTCTAGTAGCAACAAATCATACATATGCATCACAAGATATGTTTGACCCTGATGATAAGATTTCAGGTGGTCAAGGTTTCATCTATGCTTCAAGTATTGTTGTAGCAATGAAGAAATTAAAACTAAAAGTTGATGAAGATGGAAATAAAACTTCACAAGTACATGGCATTAGAGCGGCATGTAAAGTGATGAAAACTAGATACTCAAAACCATTTGAAGGAGTACAAGTAGAAATTCCTTATAAAACAGGAATGAGTCCTTATAGTGGTCTAGTAGATTTCTTTGAAGCAAAAGGAATCTTAGTTAAGTCAGGCAATAAGTTGGCTTACACAACTAAGTCAGGTGATATTATGTCAGAATTCAGAAAGAATTGGACAGATGAAAAACTTGAAGTAGTAATGAATGAGTGGAATCATAGAGATTTTGATGATGAATCAGAAGAACTTGAAGTTCCAGAAGATAATAAAGTAGAAGTAACTGAGGAAGTATAATGAGTAAATATTTTTCGACCAAACGCTATGGGCATAACATTGGACTAAGTGCAGTGTTTAGACAACCTTTAGCACACTCACATTGTAAATTACTACACGGATATAGTTTATCTTTTAAATTCACATTTGGTTGTGATGAATTAGATGAACGTAATTGGGTAGTTGATTTCGGTGGACTTAAACCTCTGAAAGCATGGCTTGAAGATACGTTTGACCACAAAGTTGTAATTGATGTAAATGATTCTAAAAAAGATGATTTACTATTACTTGAGACTAAAGGTCTAGCAAGTGTTGTACAACTAGATGGTGTGGGGGTTGAAAAATTCTCAGAACACGCATGGCGTTTTGCTGATAAACTTGTTAGAGAAATGTCAGATAATAGGTGTTACTGTGTTAGCGCCGAATGTGCAGAGCATGGCGCTAATTCAGCCATCTTTGAGGCTTAGGTCTAATGGCGGCAGTTGAATTAGAAACAGTTTTTGAGTTATGGGACAAAGTTAAAGGCTTTATTCCGGCGAAAGACAAATTAGAAGCGGCAGAAACATTTATTAAAGTATGTGATGATAGTGGTATCGAACAACATGAGATAGATGAATTTGCAGATGGTGACAAAATACTTGAGACGGCGGTAGACAGGTATTTTGATGAATGGGAAGACGAAGAGGAAGATTGGTAATGGAAAATTGGTATAATAAGGTAGTTAAGGATTGGGGTAAAATTCCTGATTGTGTTGACTATTTTACCAATGAAGTAGCAGAAGCAAGGAAAGAAGTTAGAATATATGGTAATGTAGAAAAGAATGCTACAAATTTACCATCATATGTAGAATTGCGTTTTGCACAGTTACAAGAACTAGAGGCTATCCTAGAACACTTAAATATACAACTTAGAAAGAAACGTAGTGAGTATCTAAGAAAATACTTAGAAAACTACAATAAAGCACTTAGTTCACGTGATGCAGAAAAGTATGCAGATGGTGAAACTGAGGTTGTAGCAATAAGCGAATTAATCAATCAAGTTGCATATACACGCAATCAATATTTGGGGATAACTAAAGGTTTTGAAATTAAACACTTTCAACTAACTAATATTATCAAATTACGAGTAGCAGGAATGGAAGATGCAGAAATAAACAACAGACATTAATGAACAGTGGGAATGTGTAAATACATTACCAGCAAGAGAGACAGATATGAGCGAAATACAAGTAATTAAAAGAGACGGCACTCCAGAGCCGCTAGACCTGGAAAAAATGCACAAAGTTGTGATGTTTGCATGTGAAGACATTGCGGCGGTTAGTGCAAGTGAAGTAGAATTAAAATCACATATTCAATTTTATGATGGCATAAAAAGTGAAGAAGTACAAGAGACTTTAATTAAAGCGGCCGCAGACTTAATTTCAGAAGAAACACCAAATTATCAATGGGTTGCAGGCAATCTAGTGAATTATCATTTGAGAAAAATGGTATATAACAGTTTCGACCCATGGCATATAAAAGACATTATTAAAGTTAATACTGAAAATGGTTTTTATGACCCTGCATTACTTGAAGATTACTCAGAAGAAGAATGGGATGAAATCAATGGATTCATCAAACACGAAAGAGACTTTGATATCGCATATGTTGGTATGGAACAATTTCGTGGAAAATATTTAGTACAAAATCGTGTAACTGGTAAGCATTTTGAAACGCCACAAGTTGCATATGTTTTAATTGCCGCTTCATTATTTGGTAATTATCCTAAGGAAACAAGATTGAAATATGTCAAAGAGTACTATGATGCTATTAGTAGTTTCGATATATCTCTACCTACACCTGTCATGGCTGGCGTAAGAACACCACAAAGACAGTTTTCATCCTGTGTTTTGATTGAGACAGACGACTCACTTGATTCTATAAATGCTACCTCAAGTTCAGTAGTTAAGTATGTTTCTCAAAAAGCAGGAATTGGTATTGGTGCAGGTAGCATACGTGCTATCAATTCACCGATACGTAATGGTGATGCAAGTCATACAGGTGTTATTCCTTTTTATAAACTATTTCAAGCAAGTGTAAAATCATGTTCACAAGGTGGTGTACGTGGTGGAGCGGCTACTTTGTATTATCCTATTTGGCATTACGAAGTAGAAGACTTACTTGTTTTAAAAAATAACAAAGGCACAGACGATAACAGAGTACGTCATATGGATTATGGTGTGCAATTTAATAAACTAATGTATGAACGTCTAATGACAGGTGGAAACGTTTCATTATTTTCACCTAGTGATGTTCCTGGTTTATACGAAGCATTCTTCAATGACCAAGATAAGTTTAGAGAACTATACGAAAAAGCAGAACGTAATACAAGATTACGTAAAAAATCTATTCCTGCAACTGAGTTATTTTCTTCATTTATGAATGAAAGAAAGAATACAGGTCGTATCTATTTGATGAACGTTGACCATGCAAATGACCATAGTTCATTTGTAACAGAGAAAGCACCAATCAAACAATCTAACTTATGTTGTGAAATCAATTTACCTACTAAACCTTTGAAACATATGCATGATGAAGAAGGTGAGATTGCTCTTTGTACTCTTAGTGCTATTAATTGGGGTACTATTAGAACACCAGAAGAATTTGCTAAACCTTGTGAATTAGCAGTACGTGGATTAGATGCTCTATTAGATTATCAGAGATATCCTGTACTTGCGGCTGAAATTTCAACTAACAATAGAAGACCTCTTGGTGTTGGTATTATTAACTTTGCATATTGGTTAGCTAAGAATGATACAAACTATTCAAATCCAGATTTAAAACTAATAGATGAATGGGCAGAGGCTTGGTCATATCATCTTATTAAAGCATCAAATGTGTTAGCACAAGAAAAAGGTGCATGTCCGTTATCAAATGAAACAAAGTACGGAAACGGAATTTTACCGATTGATACATATAAACCTGAGGTTGATGAATTAGTTAAAAGAAAATATAAACAAAATTGGAAAGGCTTAAGAGAAGATTTAAAAGAACACGGTATTCGTAATTCTACATTAATGGCTCTTATGCCAGCAGAGACATCTGCACAAATATCGAATTCAACTAATGGTATTGAACCACCAAGAAGTATGGTCAGTATCAAGCAATCAAAACATGGCGTTTTAAAGCAAGTTGTACCCGGTATTCACAAGTTAAAGAATAAATATGAGTTACTATGGGAACAAGAATCTCCTGAAGGATATCTAAAAATTATGGCAGTATTACAGAAATATATCGACCAAGGTATATCTGTCAATACAAGCTATAATCCAATATTCTTTGAAGATGAAAAGATTCCTATGAGTATTATGTTGCAACATCTTATTATGTTTTACAAATATGGTGGAAAGCAACTTTATTATTTTAACACATTCGATGGACAAGGCGAAATCGATGTGAGCAAAGACATTCCAGAAGAACTAAAATCAAGGGATGAATTTGATAGTGATTTAGAATATGAAGAATATTGCGATAGTTGTGCCATCTAATGAGAGATATAAACTCTGTATTAGCTAAAGGAACTATCGCAGAATATTATTCATTTTTTAAGAGTGACGAGGAAAAAGTGGGATGGGTCTGTGTCAGACCAGATTATAATCCTGCAATACCTAATTTTGTGTGGTCTAAAACATGTAGACAACATAAACACGACCAGAACATATGTAATATGTTTATGGATAATAAGGAAGACTTTAGATACGTTGACCTTAAAATTAAAGGAGATAGGGAACACAAAGACTATGATGAATTTTTAGATAAACTAATTGAACGTATGAATAAAAATGCAATGCTTATTCATATATCTAGTTGGATTAGTGGTAAAGATACATCTACAACCTTAAGTAGTAGTAATGGATTATTTGAGTACGTTTTAAATAGAATATGTGATGAAGTAAACAATCACTTTATTTTAGAAATAACAGACAAAATGTCAAATATAGACGAACCATCGGCTTTAGATTTTATTACAAAAAGGGTAAATACAATAGATAATTGTGTAACTACATCTTATCAAAGAGAATTAATAAACGAAGATTTAATTGATTATGTTAGAATCAAATGACAAAGAAACAGAATAAGAAAGATAAGAAAGAGAGAAATAAAATGTCAGTATTCAATTCCGACAATAGGGCAGACCATACGAAAGCCTTAGCATTTTTAGACCCATCGGGTGGGGTAGCAATTCAACGTTATGATATGCTAAAGTATAAACAGTTTGATAAGTTAACAGACAAACAGTTAGGTTTCTTTTGGAGACCAGAAGAAGTGGACGTTCTTAAGGATGCGAATGACTTTAAAAATTTAACAGCCCACGAACAACATATTTTTACAAGTAATCTAAAGAGACAAATTCTTTTAGATTCTGTACAAGGTCGTGCACCAGTCGAGGCATTCTGTCCGATTGTATCTATTCCAGAACTAGAAGCATGGATTCAAACTTGGACATTTTCAGAAACAATTCACTCACGTTCTTACACACATATTATTAGAAATGTGTATTCTGACCCATCAAAAATCTTTGATGAAATGATGGACATCAATGAGATTATGGATTGTGCAGATGATATTTCTAAAAACTATGATGAATTAATTGAAATGACAGGTTACTATAATTTACTAGGTGAAGGCACTCATACAGTAAATGGTAAAAAAGTAGCAATCAGTAAATACGAAATTAAAAAATCTCTATACAAAACTCTTATGAGTGTAAACATTTTAGAAGGTGTTCGTTTCTATGTTTCATTTGCTTGTAGTTGGGCATTTGCTGAACTAAAAAGAATGGAAGGCAATGCAAAGATTATTAAACTTATTGCACGTGACGAAAACTTACACTTAGCAAGTACACAAACTCTACTAAAACTTCTACCAAAAGACGATCCAGATTATATAAAGATTGCAAAAGAAACAGAAGAAGAATGTATTAAGATGTTTGTAGATGCAGTAGAACAAGAAAAACAATGGGCTGAGTATCTATTTAAAGATGGTTCGATGATTGGTCTAAACGCAAAACTACTTGAAGATTATATTGAGTGGATTTGTTGTAAACGTATGACCGCAGTTGGACTAAAATGCCCATACAAAACATCACAAGCTAACCCATTACCGTGGACACAAAAATGGATTGCTGGCGCTGATGTACAAGTTGCACCTCAAGAGACAGAGATTTCATCTTATGTTATTGGTGGTGTAAAACAAGACGTTGATAAAGAGACATTTGGCGGAATGACTCTATGATTGACACAAATGCAATAGGTGATATTGTATACGATGTAGAAGACCATGTAGCGATAAAACCGAAAACTGATGCTCATTATTGCTTAATACCAAAGGTTGTAGAACAAAACGTTATCTTAAAACTACAAAAGATAATGATGGATATCGGCAATCATAATGTTGAAAACGATAACTGTCAGAGTTATGAAGTGACAATGAGATTTATAAACAATCACCCTGTAGTGGAAATGTTTATTAACAAAGAGGACTAAATGACTGAATTCACAGAAGAATGGATTAGACTTAATAATTTCAAATTTGCTATGTCTAATGAAGTAGCAAGATTACCAGAAACTGAACTAGATAGAAAACTAATAGATAGACAATTACCACCATTTGTACAGGCTTCATATCCAGATAAGAAAGATATCAATATACTTGATATTGGCTGTAACGAAGGCTATGCTATGGAAAAATTTTCCGAGTTGGGATATACCAACGTTCAGGGAATTACTATTGAAAAAGAAGAATGGGATAAATGTAAAGCAAAAGACTTAAAAGTGCATCTTATGGATTATAACTTTAATCAAGTAATGAACAACTATTTTCATATTGTATGGATGCGACAATCATTACAGTTTTCTCACATGCCTTTTTATACTATGTTAGAACTCAATAGAATGATGAAAATCAATGGTTGGGCTTACATAGAAGTACCACATTCAGCGAATCAACACAAATATTATGCTACATTGCATCCAGATAATTATAGATTGTTTATGATTCGTGCAGGTTTTGAAGTAGTACAATACGACTCATATGAACTATCTTCTGGTGATGAAAAAGAAAATCATGTCTTTTTTGCGTTAAATAAAAGAAGAAACGTAACTTTACCTGACGCCACTGCTTAAAAAGTCCAATATTTCTGCGGCTTTTTAATATATATTTTTTCCTTGACATACTATGCAACTTATGATATTCTATATCCTAAGAAAAGGAGGTACTTATGTTTAATTGGTTAAACGGTACAAGTACAAAAAAATCTTTTTCTAAATTAGAAAAAGGAGAAACGATGAAAACATCAAAACAAGACAGAATAATCAATGCACTAAAAGACGGAGAGGCATTGACGGAAGCAACTATCAAAAATAGATATGGTGTTGCTAATCCGAGAGCAACTATCAGTGCTTTGAGAATGAAAGGTTACGCCGTATATGCTAACAAAAGCAAACACGGTAAAACTGTGTACAGACTCGGCGCTCCACTAAGAAGGGTTGTAGCCGCTGGTTACAGAGCCCTAGCAGACGAAAAAGTGTTTGGGTAAAACATAATATAATGCCCTGGCCTGATGAAGAAGCACCAGATTGGCCCGATTGTCACATTTGTGGTCAATCACTTGATGAGTGTGAATGCATCTGGCCAGGGCAAAACAATCAACCAAAGATGATTTATGACGAGAAAAATCAAAGTGAAATTCACTGATGATAAAGAATTTACAGAAGAAAAAGAAGGTTTAGGACTTAAAAAACTATTCAAATCAATTAAGGCGCCCGATGGCCTTACTCATTTAAGAGTAGAATATATTAATAGAAAAGGCACAAAAATCGATAGATGGGCGAAAATACCGAAAAATAAAGACTAAAAATGGCGAAAAACTTGACATTATAGTGATTCGTGTTATTATATATACATAATCAAAAGAGAGGGACTAAACATTATGGCTTATATATCAACTAACGAAGTTAAAGAAGTAAGAAAAGCATTAAAAGAAAAGTTCGGTAAGAATATTAAATTCTCAGTAACACGTGACCATTATACAGGTATTCGTGTTGCAATTATGGAAGGTGTAATGGACTTCTATAATGATGGAGACATGGATCACACTGATAAGTATTCAGGTCGAGTTCATAAGTTTGATGGATACTCTCAAATCAATCATTATCACACACATTTTTATGGCAAGTTTGCATCGTTGTTTGACGATATAAAAGAAATTTGTCATACTGCTCCTGCTAAAGCTGAAGGCGGTAGAGCATACTACGATAACTCAGATGCCATGATTGACTATTTTGATACTGCTTTTTATGTAAGCATCAATGTTGGTAAATGGGACAAACCTTATATTCAAAAGGCGGCATAATTTCAATGTACATAGTAAAGGTGAAAGAGACTGGTGAAGTTGTAGCATATTGTTCCGACTGGAAAGATGCTCTATCATATTTTGCTAGTGGTAAAATCGATAAAGTAACATATGTTATCGAACAAGAAGTGGAAAAGAAGAAATGAATTTGAAGAACCAAACTTTAGAAGAGGCTGTCTCTAAAAATATTCCGGTATATTTGGTATACAAGGAAGACACTAAAGAGATTTTAGAATGGTGGCCTTTCGGTGAGGGACTAGCAAGTTCCAGTGCAAGTATGCGTAACAATATGCATGGACCTGATAGTCATAATTATGCAAGTTGGAAAGATTACGTAGTGATACGTGATAATCACAACAAGCATCTTAAACAATTGGAAGAAATAGAACGGAGATTATGATGCCTGCATGTAAAGGAGATACGTATTCGGTTCCACGCCCGGTTTGTTTAACAGAGGGTTGTGATAATTTAGCACACAATACTGCATCAGCGGCTAAGCCAGTTTGGCGTAAATATTGTGGTAAGTGTCATACGATACGTAGAAAGAATTTTCAAGATTTATCAGCTAATTTAACTAAAAATCAATATCCTACTTGTTGTATAAAAAACTGTAGGAAAAAAGTAACACTATTGGGAACAAACCATGATGGCAATTTAAAGTTTTCTCAATACTGCGAAAAGCACGGAGGCGTCCCATATCATTTACAGTGGAGAAAACCTGCATGTGATAATATAAATGGTGGAGGAGTGCTATCAGATAGAAGTCCTATTGGGTTTAGTTGTACAACTTATATACATTATGACCCACCTCTTCCTAAGGGAATAGAGTGGTTAGTAGATTATGGTTTCCCACAACCAATGTTATCAGTTGACCATATTGATGGTAACCCATATAATGAACCAGTAGATGGGTCTAATTTTCAGACTTTATGTTCTTCTTGCCACGATTACAAATCTTGGAAATCTGGTGACGGGCAAACGCCAGGACGAAAAACCGCACAAAAATCAACAAATAATAATGTTGTCCAAAACTTGACAATATAGCGAATCGTGTTATAGTATATACATAATGAAAATTAACACACAAAGGAGTGAACATATGAGTGAGAACATAGTAGCACAAATTGAAAAAGGCACATACAGAAATCAATCTGTAAAAGGTGCGTTTCCCGTAGTGCAGGAACTTAAACAAGCTAAAGACGGTAGTTGGTTTATTACTGTTAATGCTGAGGACACTAAGTTTAAAAGTTCTAAAATTAGAGTTAAAGTTAACCCAGAAAATGTAAAAGTTTCTGAAGGTACTGTTGAATCAATCAACGAGTCTGATGATGATGCAATGAATAGGATTGCAGAAAGGTTTGCAATTCTTGATGAAATGACCGAGGCAACAATCGATGGTGTTGTTAGAGGTATGGTAGTTTCAGGCCCTCCAGGTGTTGGTAAAACATATGGTGTTGAGCAAGTACTTGAGAAAGATTCAATCTTTGATATGATGGCTGATAAGCCTCTTAGACATACTTTTGTAAAAGGTACAATGTCTGCGATTGGTCTTTACTCTACACTTTACAAATACTCTGATCCAAAGAGTATCGTAGTACTAGACGATTGTGATAGTATTCTTTTTAATGAGGATGCACTAAACATTCTTAAGGCCGCTCTTGATAGTGGTAAGAAGAGGAAGATTTCTTGGAACTCTGACTCGCATTTCTTAAGAAGGGAAGGTGTTCCTGATACTTTCGAATTCAAAGGTTCAGTTATCTTTATCACTAACTTGAAATTTGATAAAGTTAAAGGTAACAAAATCAAAGACCACTTGGAAGCAATTCTTTCAAGGTGTCACTATCTTGATTTGACTATGGACACTGCAAGAGATAAGATTTTGAGAATCAAACAGATTGCTAGAGACGGTGGTTTATTTGATACTAAAGGCCTTACTAAGGATCAAGAAGTTGAGATTATCGATTTCATGGTTGAGAATCAAAAGAAACTGAGAGAAGTTTCTTTGAGAATGGCTCAGAAAATTGCAGACCTTAGAAATATGTCTAAGTCAGGAGATAGATGGAAGAGTTTAGCCGAGTCAACTTGTATGAAGAGGTCAGCGGCTTAACAGTTAACTAAGAGCCATCTTAGTTAAAACCGGGACGGTATTAGGTTTCTCTCACTCGCCTAATACCGTCTTTTTTTATATCTACTATTGCATTTTCTTTCGAAACATGCTATAATTTAAACATCATGAATATAGAAGAAACAAAACAAAAGATTATAGAGAATCTTAAAGGCGTTCACGACCCTGAAATGGATTGTGATGTTTATAATCTTGGATTAATTTACGAAGTAAACGTTGGAGAAATGCCTGATACTAAAAAGTATTGTCATATATTAATGTCTCTAACCAGTGCTTTTTGTCCTGCCGCGGACATGATAGTAAATGATGTAAAAGGAGCGGCGTTAACAGTAGAGGATGTAATAGATTGTCAAGTAGAAGTAACGTTTAACCCTGCTTGGACTCCTGACAGATTAACGGAAGACGGTCATGCATATCTAAACTATATGTATTCAGATTATATGGATTAATAAATGAAAGAATGTATCATCAAAATTAAGGACGAAGTAAACATTAAGTTGGAAGGTTTGGATCCTGGTACACGTAGAAAGTGTTCTAATAAACTCAAATTCTTTTTACCACATGCTTATCATATGCCAGCTTATAAACTTGGTCGTTGGGATGGTACAGTTAGATTCTGTGATGTTGGTGGTCGTACATTTTTAAATTTACTTGATGATATCTTGCCTGTAATTATGGAAGAAGGATATGAAGTAAAGATTGATGATGACCGACAGTTACACAACCTAGAGTTTACTCAAGTTAAGGAAGATTATTGGGGTGATGCAGTATGGCCAGCTGGACACATACAAGAGGGCCAAAACATACGTTTAAGAGACTATCAGGTAGATATAGTCAATAAGTTCATAGAACACCCTCAATGCTTACAAGAGGTCGCCACAGGCGCAGGAAAGACGATAATAACTGCTACTTTATCTAGTCTAGTAGAACAATATGGACGTAGTATAGTTATTGTGCCAAATAAAGATTTAGTTAGGCAGACATTTGAAGATTATGAAAACTGTGGATTAGATGTAGGTGTATATTTTGGTGATAAAAAAGATATCGGTAAAACACATACAATCTGTACTTGGCAAAGTTTGAATTCATTATTAAAAAGAAGTAAAGCCGGAGAGGCTAATATACAAGATTTTATTGAAGACGTAATCTGTGTTATGGTTGATGAGGTTCATCAGGCAAAGGCAGATGTATTGAAAGATTTACTTACAGGTGTTTTTGCTAATATGCCAATTCGTTGGGGACTAACGGGAACGATACCAAAGAGTGATTGGGAATCAGCTTCATTAAGAAGTTCTTTAGGAGAAGTTATTCATAGACTTGCGGCTAAAGAATTACAAGACCAAGGAGTACTTGCTAAATGTCATGTCAATATTGTACAGACGGCAGAAACGGCAGAATATGGGGATTATCAGAGTGAACTAAAGTTTTTATTAGAAGATAAAAAACGTATGCAGTATGTGTCAAATATGATTAGAGATATAGCTAAATCAGGTAACACATTGGTTCTAACTGGTAGAATTAGTAACGGAAATATGTTACAGGAACTATTAGACGGTTCTGAAT